GTCTTCAATTTCTTGCATTTGGTTTTTAAACATCATTTCTTTTAAATTGATATCAGTCATATCGCTAAAAAATTGAGTGGTCGCGAAATATCCGAACATAACTAGATTCATCATTAAATCGTCATGGTTTCCTTCACTCGCTTCGTAAGATTGACCCCTTGCCACAAATGTAGAGATTTCTAATATAGTGTTTTCATCGGATATTTCTAATTTATTATTTTCTAATATATCTTTAATGCCAGAACACCCGAGACGTTTTGACTTCCTTGTAATCTCAACCCCCATTGAATTTGCTTTAATAGAAGAAGAAACGTGCATGTTTTCATATTCTAAGTCATAATACAAACCGTTACAAACCACTCCACCTTGATCGTTTGATTCGATTACAACATATGCGTTGTTATACACAGTCGCATACTTATAGATAATATTAGGGAAGAGTATTGGAGAGATAGAGTTATTCCGATACACAGCCACTTGCTCAAAAGGGCGTGTCGTAATGTCGATTATATTAAACGTAGAGTAATCCTGACCTCTTCCTCTCGATACATCAACGGTCATGATGTACTCGTGCTTTGCGCAAGGTTCTTTATAAACTAAAAAAAGACCGCCCTCTAAGACCCGCAGGGGCGTTTTTGCTCGCAATGACAAAAGCGTCTCTGCGTTTATTAGGGTATCTCCAGTTCCAAAGAAAGTATTTCCAAATTCTTGGTCGAACTGTAAAGAACTAGTATTTGAAATGGTTTGATTTTTCCATTCTTCATCTCTTCCAGGCACATCCCACCAGTCTACGCGGAAACTTCTGTACTCATTGACTTTCTGCTCAGCACCTTCCCATATTTTGTGGAAGACGTTACCAATTCCATTTGCGGTTGAGGTGATGATGACTTTTGTGTCTTTTCCTGCGGAGACGACAGGATAGGTGGAAGTATAGAATTCAGATGCTCGCTCAACAAAAGCAAATTCATCGAGATAGAGCAGATTAACAGACATACCGCGAATGCTGCTCCCGCTAGTGGCAGCAGCAACAATCCTAGAATTATTAGAAAACTCAATTGAACCTTTATTAAGAGTCTTACAGCCTGGTTGCAAAAAGAAAGGAAGGTTTTCCAACATAAGCGTAACGCGCCCAAGCATTTCTCTAGAAGTGGCACCTTTGTTGGCGAGGACTGCGATTGTTTTTTCTGGGTGGAAGATCGCATACCAAAGAAGATAGGCGACTGACGATATTGATTTCCCAGACTGTCTACAAGCAAGTACAATGCTAAAACGGTTATCGTTAAAATGACTGAACATTTTTCTTTGATAGGGATAAAGAGAAAAAGGAACAAGTCCGCTATCGAGCGAAATGATTTTGACATAATTCTGAGCAAAGTATGCGGGATCGTCCATACACTTTTTATATTCACGTATCTCCTTCTTCGACCATTCTTGTACAACACCGTCTCTCTTTACATTAATGTTGCCGAGATATGTCTCATTATTCATTTGATTCTGGAGTAACATCAATCACCTTTTGTTCATTCTGTAAAAATCTTTGCAGGTCAGTCGTGCTCCCCATAAACACATTATTGTTTGTTATCTGTTTTGTCGCAACAGTTTCTTTGCTAATATCTTTATTCTTCTTATTTAGATCCATTAATTTGTCGTTTATTTCTGCCAAGTTTTTCATCATATTTGAAAGAACTTCAAACGCTCTTGGATGCTCGCTTTCTCTTGCTACTTCGATCATTAGGTCTAAAGATTCACCACCTTTCTCTAAAAGGTTATAATATGTTTCTCTTGAATAATCGTAGTCGCTTTTTATATTCTTATTATCTTCCATATTTGCCTCATGTTATAGTGGTAACAAGTGTATAATCACTGTCCGGTCCAACTCCTGATGGTGCCGGCAGTGTCGTGAGTAATTCTAATTGTTGATCACTATCTTCAATACCAGCATCCATCTCAAACAGTGTAGTTTGTACTTCATTGATAATAGATTTAGGTGCAATCGGACCATAGAAATTAACTTTTACTTCAAAGTCTAACGTATACATTATAGTTCTTCTTTGATCAATTGCTCCTTCGTAGTCGTCTGAAAACGTAACACCCTGCAAAATAATTGGAACATCGTCGATAATATTCGGCAAATCATTAATTGGTTTAACTCTAACCGTATACTGCGGGTTAAAGTATGGAAGTATTTGTTCTGTTATTTGAAGAACATCATCTTGAGTTTTGCCGTATATGTTCAATTGAAATTGAAGATTATAAGGAACGCTGGTATACATTTTAGTTCTAGATGTCTGACCAGTCTCACCTACCAAGGGTTGTGTAATAGCATTATTTGTTGGCAGTTTTCGCAATGAATCATAACTCATCGATAACATTTCGAAAGACATACGGGGCAATCTTATTGCCAATTGGCGCTCTGCGTCTTCACCATTTCCCATCTCTGCTATTCGCGTTAAGAAATTGTTTCGAGGTCCGTAACTCAAAGGAACTTTCATCTGCCCCTGTCCCACATTTGAAGCAGTTTTACGGAAAATGTAAATGTCATTAAACAGCGAACCAAAAACCGCTACGGATTTTCTTACACGTTCATGATAAAAATGTCCAGTTAACATTATGGATCTCCGAACGGGTTAGTTTCACTGAAGTCAATAAATTCGAGAGCAGAAACATCAAAATCTGTAACGTTTCCTGAAGTGCCACCACCCGCATCTGGTTCTGTTTGCACCTCTCTAACTGATAAAACAGAACCTGATGCTCCAGTATTAAGACCAACTATGGGGTTTGTTGTGTTCCATTCGTGAAACTTACCATCAGAAGCACCGACTCTAATAACAGTGAGTTCTCTGCTAGAATCGTTATACCCTTGAATTTCTCCAACCATATTAAAAGTAGGATTAAATTGCTGCGCTAAATCGCCCACTTCATAATTGAGGTTTGTATAAGGAGCAGCAATTGTTATAGTAGGATCACTAGTGTATCCGCCACCAGAATCAGTAATAATCAGATTTGTAATTGTACTAGTATCGCTATCGAATACAGCAGTAAGAGTTGCTCGAAAATCAGAATCGGTGCCAGTAGCACTATCAAAAACTACAGAAGAAGAGACAATAGGGACATTGTATACTGGAATATCAACACTAGTAACAGTTCCATCAATGTTTATGCTAGATCCTACTATAATCCCACCTTCTTGGCCGTTCGAATCTGTAAACGATACAGTAACTTCTGGAGCAGAAGTATAAAACGCACCACCATCACTAATGGTGATGCCTGAGATAATGTTGCTGTCATTTAACGTAACAGAACCAGTTGCAGTGGAAGCAGATAAATCAGGATCAGAAACAGTAACTGTTGGCACAGAGAGATAGTTTGCGCCAGTAAAAGACATTGATATTGATGATATACCCGCCATTATGTTATACTCGCTGTTGCAGTTGCAGTTGCTTGTTCTGGTGTACGTATAGTAAGCACATATTGATAAGCAGCATAAGTTTCAATTCTATCAATATCAGTAACATCAGTATCAAAGTTTTCATCAGAGTATTCAAACAACTCACATGATAATCTAAATGTGGGTAAATTTCTTAACTGATAAAATGGAGTTTCGTCTTCAACTTGCATTATCTGGAATGTCGAACCAGATAAGGGAAGATGGATTACGTCACCTTCTCTCGGACGATAAAACGCGTTGGGGTCACCACCATTTTCAAGACTACCGATTTCATGATTAAATCGTTTTCTTGCGACAACAAAATTTGCCTGATCTCTTATTTGTATACCAAATTTAGTAAACAAATCTCCTTCGCCGGCAAATCCGTCGGTATTTTCTAAATACATTTCTATTTTATATGCATTAACGAAACGTGAAAGCGTTGCTTCGTTAAAAATAGTATCTCTTCTTACTATTTCTCTTGGGACATAATATACGTCTTGCCCAAACATTTGAAGAGATTCTATTACTAGATCTTCATAAAGTCTTTGTTCGGATCTTCTTCCGCGTGAAAAATATTGATTCGTTGCCATGTTTAACCCATGAAAAAGTCAGTAGGTAATTCTTGTTCGAGACGTAATTTTTCTTCAAGTTTTTCTAACTCTTGAGTCGCGTCATCGTACATTTGTCTTCCGCTTACTATTACTCCTCCAGGTAATTGCATACCTTCGAACTTAGACATATTCAAACCCCACTGCTGTTTGATTAGCGCAGTAGTATAATTCTTTAAAAACATGTCATTGTAAACACTAGTGTGAGTTTCGGGATCAACTATTTGATAAATTTCTGCTATAAGATAGTCTCCCGCTTTAACGTCTTCATCTTCAAAATCACCATACAAGTACAACCTGTTTTGTCTTCTAGAGAATGTAGTTATGGGATGACCGTGCAGCGTTTGATCGACCATACTCAAGTATTGTTCCATCTGATAAAGATAAGAAAGATCACCAGCGAAACTGATAAAATCACCCATATTGTTGAGCATCATCTGATATCGAACATCAAACAAATTCCCACTTGAACCAAACGTGGACGTTACAGGAAATAATTTCGATACGTAAATAACGTCTGAAGGAATAGGAATATATTTGTTGGTGACATCGTCTCCGGTAACGAGATGTTTTAAATAGGTTCGGATTGTAGCGTCGCTGTGGTATTCTTGATACATTTGTAATGCATCATCAACTTTATCTTCAATCTGATCTTGATCAACATTTATCTCTAAAACAGGATCGCCGAGTTTCCTCAGACAATAATCAATTAATGTATCTCTACTGGTAACTGCAGGCATTTTAGCGAAATCCGTATAAACTCATGTTTATTTATAAGGATTTGCTACTTAAAACGATCAGGTCCATGAACCCAAACAACAATAACCCAGCGTTCGCCCTTTGTTACTTTCTCAACGGTATGTAAACTAAAACTAGGAAAGAATCCAATCGATCCGAGTTCCTTTGGTGCTTTTAGAATAACACCATTACTGTTGATTAATAGGTCGCCGCCTTCATAGTTATCATTAAGAGGAATAGAAAGAGATAGTTTTCTTGTTGCACTACCAGTTGGACCAGCGTCGATATGCCAAGAATAATGAGACTCTTCCTCTGCTTTATAGTGTAATAGTTGCAACGAGTGTGTAATACCGAGCAAATTCCATCGATAATATTCTGCATTAACAGTTCCGACGGCAGCTGCTATTTTATGGAAGATCCAAGCATTATCTTCAGTATAATCTATATGGTATGTTTCAACTTGCCGAATATCTTTATTGTATTTCTGATTGTCATCACCACCAACAGTTGCTCGAACGCCATACTTTTGATCTGCTATTGAAATAATTTTTCGACATTCATCATCTGTGAAACAATGTTCTGGATGCGTGCCGTTTTTTGTGAAGAATGATGCTCCAGGAAATTCATCGTCGCTAGTGCGAATCATAACACCATTAGTAATAAATTGTGATTGGGGCAGTTGGTAGAATTTAATGTCTTCTTTTATATTTCTATTGGTGGTGCTCGCCTTTTCAATACGCATATTATCAGGCGTTTTCTTTTTACCCATCTCTTTTCTTCCGTCTAGGACAGAATCTTTGTATGGACCATTTGCGTCAACAAAATGAAAGAAAACCTGAACCTGCCATTCCCCTTTGTATTTTGGTCTCCAGTGTGGTAGTTCACAACCACGATACATTACTAAATCGCCGATATTTATTTCACTAGCAGAACCAACTATATCATCTTCATCTTTAGCGAAGAATATTGGCCAGATACCTGATCCATCATCAAAACCAAGAGTTAGAGTGCCGGAGATTTCGCAGGAGGGGCGATCTCTATGTCGAACTAATATCTCCCCCTTTCTATAAATTCGGGCATAGGTATAAGTAGGAAGAATCTCTACTCCAAGTTGTTTTGAAAGTGGACCTGCTAACTCTTGAGCGATATTATCAAATATCTCATCGCCGTAGATTGAATCGGATAGCGGACATTGTTCGTCTTTTTCAGTCTTACCTTCTTTATAAAGATTAAACATATATTGCGTCAACTGTTCACAATCAGACCGAGAGATAGTATCATTTAAATAAACGTATCTGTTATGTTCAAATACGTCTGCAGCAGTTACCAAATTTTGTGTCTGAGATTTCATTATAGTTCCTCTGGATAAAATGCATTATAAAACCAATTATATTTTTCAAGTATACGGTTATGTATACGATCACTTAATCGCCTTTTCGGCGGTTGCCATTGAATAAAAGAGGGTTTTGTTCTATGATCAGTTCTTTCCATAAAATAAGCATTATCATGTTCAAACATTTCTGATTGTGAAATATTATTTAAATCGTGTTCATAGTAATTTAAATTTAAAAACGCATAAATCGAGTTAATAGTATCTATCGGATTTTTAAGAAAGTCTTCATATCGAACAAATTTAATTGTGTCTTTTTTATCTTCATACATCCATAACTCCATCGCTACAGATATCTCTTCCTTTAAAGATCCCGATAATGAATTGTCGCTGTTAAAATGATAATCGAATTTTTGCATCTCAGTCATTGCAGCGTAAAGAGAATTACCTTCACTACTATAGGTATGAAGTGCTTTGAGTTTTAAATTTACTTTATTGAAACTTTCAACAACATCTCTTAAATCACGAATCATTAATATCACTTTTGATTCTGGCAATAGATGACGGATTCGATTCCAAAACCGAGTCTTAGAGATAACAATAGGTTTGTCGGTTATTCCGCTATACCAACCGTTGATCGCTCCCATTGCCATACCGTAAAGCGCACGGTCTGCACGATCAGCGTCCATTGCTTGGAATGTTTCGGTGACACGAAATTTCTGCAGCATATAACGATGCAGATTTGTCGGTAATGGATCTGTTGTTGTGGTAAATACTTCGGGATTTTGCTGAAGTATATTCATCAATACTGTTGATCCGGAACGCGGAAGTCCACCACAAAAATGTAATTGTTTCATAATAAATTAATAATTAAATAACAATATTATATATTAAATTTTAAAGAGAAGCAAGTTATACCTGTGTTGATCCTGCCAATGCTCTAGCGCCGATACTACTAGCTGAGGCAACTCCAGAAGTATCATTAGCAAAAGAAGTTCCCTCGACATCAGTGATTGCGTTGCCAGGCGTTTGCATTCCACCCGCAGAAAATGCAGTACCGCCAGAATAAGAATGTAGTCCATGTTCTCTTCTGACTGTAGTAAGGTCTGAATGTGAAGATACTGTTGCATCACTTGAAAACAATACTGATCTCACCCCGCCGTAAGCACTAGGACTATTGCCAGTAGCACCACCGCCAGTAAGGTAATATTTCACATTATTACCAGAAGAACCATGACCTCCAAATCCATTGAATTCAAAGGTTGGTGTTATCAAAGTTGCATTTCCTCCGGAGGCAAATGGAAATTTTTGCCTTGTGACCGTACCACTTCCAGAAGAGGTTGCGGGAGGTCCACTCCATTTAACAACATGCCCAATTCCGCCTGGAACGTCTGTTTGACCTGTTGCTTCAGTTGAGGCGCTGGCTAATGCTCCTGTTGAAGATGCAGTTACATTGGAAGCGAACGGAAATTTTCTTATATCAGTCCACGAATTTCCCCTGCCAGGGACAGGAAAATAGGCTGGAGGAAAAATTCCTCCCGTATAATATCCATCTTGATTAGTTACATCTGAAATTCCAGCAGCATATAATGCCCCTCCTAAACCCAAACTCGACCCTAATGTATTTCCAGTATCAGAAGAAAACGGGAATTTGTATGCAGTATCGTAAATAGTAGGAGGAGAAGGTGGACCTTCAGCGCCACCATAATGATAACCATGTGTAGTAGAAGAAGTTCCAGATCCCCACGAGCGACCATTGCCGTATGGTGGTCCAGGTCCATTAAATCCAGTATTGCTTGTATAAATTGTTTCTGAACCAGAAGCAAACCTGTACCTTGTTCCACTAGTGGTAAAAGTGGATGGCGCTGGCGGAGAAATAAAACCAGCAGACATATATCCAGCAAGATCTCCCTGAAATCCTACTTCTGCCGCGCGAGTACCACTAATTGGTTTCCAAGAATTATCACTATCCCACATATAAATATTTTTATTGTTATGATTATATGCCATTCTAAATGATTTTGTATTTGCAGAATCTAAAAAGATTGCGTCAGAATCAAACGATACTATTCTTTCATCTCTCAAACTGAAGGCAGACCTAGTCAACTTTTCCAATTCTGTAAGCGGAGAAGAAGGCGTAACATTACCTATTCGTTTCTGAACAGCATGAATTAAACTTTTTATATCAACTGGCATATCTTAAACCTGTTGTCCTGCTCCGCGTTGTCTTGTTACTGATAAATCACCAACATCAGTAGCATTAGCGTCAGAAGCGAACGGGAATTTATCGATGACATTAGTAGTAGACTCTGGGGCGGTTCTACCACCAGAATTATATCCACTGTCAGTTGATGATTGTCCTGAGTTACCATCTCTTACTGTTGTCATATCTCCAACGTCAGTAGCGTTAGCATCAGAGGCGAATGGGAATTTGTCAATGGTGTTTACGAATGGGGCCGGCGGACCGACACCACCAGAAGTGTATCCACTAGCATCTGATGATTGACCACCAGCAGTATATCTTACTAATGTTATATCTCCAACATCAGTAGCATTAGCATCAGAAGCAAATGGGAATTTGTCGATGGTGTTTACGAATGGCGGATTGAGTCCACCAGAAGTATATCCATTATCTGCTGATGATTGTCCTGCTACACCATATCTTACTACTGTTAAATCACCTACGTCAGTAGCGTTACCATCAGAGGCAAATGGGAATTTGTCGATAATGTTTGATGCTCCTGGAGCGAAACCACCAGAAGTATATCCACTAGCAGTTGATGATTGACCTGCTCCAAGATATCTTCCTACTGTCATATCTCCAACATCAGTTGCATTCGCATCAGAAGCGAATGGGAATTTATCGATAGTGTTTGATGCTCCTGGAATTCCTGGACCGAAACCACCAGAAGTATATCCACTAGCAGACGATGATTGTCCTGCTAGACCATATCTTGATAATGTCATATCTCCAACATCAGTAGCATTCGCATCAGCTGAGAATGGGAATTTGTCGATAGTGTTGTAAATTATAGGGGGTGCTGGTACTTGCTTCCAACCACCAGAAGTATATCCGCTGGTAGAACCTTGTGCTTGTGTGGAACCTGCAGCCACAGTACCATTAATTGGTTTCCAAGAATTATCACTATCCCACATGAAGATGTTATTAGAAGCACGGTTGTATATCATCTTGAAATCTGGTGCATTCGTAGTTGCAGAATCTAAAAATAATGCGTCAGAGTCAAGAGCGCGAATAGTGTTATCGCTCGATACGAATGCTGCTTTGGCGAGTAGTTCTAATTCATCTACAGGAGTTGATGGTGTAACTCCGCCAAGTCTAGACTGTATTGAATTGATGAGTTTTGTTATATTAATTGCCATATTATCTTAGACTTGTTGTCCTGCTGCACCATATTTTACTACTGTTAAATCCCCTACATCAGTTGCATTGGCATCAGAAGCAAATGGGAATTTATCGATAACGTTTGATTCTGATGGAAGTCCTCCGCCAGAAATATATCCACTAACAGTTGATGATTGACCTGAAACTAACCGTCTTGCTACTGTCATATCTCCAACGTCAGTAGCATTTGCATCAGAAGCAAATGGGAATTTCTCTATGATGTCGTATGTTACTGGTGGGTTGAACCCACCAACAACATATCCATTATCTGCTGATGATTGTCCTGTTCCTGCACCAGCATATCTTGCTACTGTCAAATCTCCGACATCTGTAGCATTTGCATCAGCTGAGAATGGGAATTTGTCGATAACGTCGTAGTATGGTGTGGGGGGTCCAGGTGCGAAACCACTAGAGGTATATCCATTATCTGCTGATGATTGTCCTGAACAGTACCGTCTCGATGCTGTTAAATCACCAACGTCAGTTGCATTAGCATCAGAAGAAAACGGGAATTTGTCTATTGTATTTTGTATCGGGAACCCACCAGAATTATATCCACTAGCAGTTGATGATTGACCTGCATGACCATATCTTGTTACTGTCATATCTCCAACATCAGTAGCATTACCATCAGAAGAGAACGGGAATTTGTCGATGGTGTTTAGAACTGTCGGACTAAATCCACCAGAAGTATATCCACTAGCAGAAGAAGATTGTCCTGCTACGTAAGCTCTTGCTACTGATAAATCACCTACGTCAGTAGCATTCGCATCAGAAGAAAACGGGAATTTGTCGATAATATTGGTGACGGAAGTTAAGGGTGTTACATACCCACCAGAAGCATATCCACTGGTCGACCCTTGTGCTTGTGTGGAAGTTGAAACAGCAGCAATTACACTATCAGCATTTAAAGTAATTTCTCTCCATGCAAGTTGTTCTGATATTCTATACGCTCCACTATCTAAACTGTATACAATATCTCCATGATTAGAAGAATCTGCAACAGGAAAATTTGATAATCCTGGATATGAAGTTATCGAACTTGTCAAATCATTTATTGTACTTGAAATTTTAGAAAGACGAGATAAATCACTAACAGGAGTAGATCCAGTACTAGTGTTCAATCTTGCTTGAATTTCATCAATAAGTTTCTGTAAATTAATTGCCATGATTAGTTAGCCTTTGGGGTTAATGAACTTCCCGCCTCAAAACCTTGCAATTCTTTCCAATATGAACCAGTACTAACAAACAACCCTCGTTCATCGTTTGCACCTGTTAAATCAGAAACTAATACTACCATACCTTCGTTTGCAGAATCTGCAAAAGGTAAGTCTGTTCTTACTGCATATGTTTTAGTAGTGGTGGTAGATTTTTTTATACCGCTCAGAAGGTTTAACAAATCTAAAGATGCATCACTAGAGTCGGCAGCACCTGCAGCTGAATCAAGACTTGCGATTAATGTTGTTAGATCTAAATTCGCCACAAAAATACCCTCGAAAAAATGTTTATACTGTTCTATTTATATAGAAACAAACTTGAGGTATTAGTTGAATTATACCTGTTGCCCCGCACCTATTTTTCCCCTTGCTAGTGTTAAATCTCCGACATCAGTAGCATTAGCGTCTGAGGCGAACGGGAATTTGTCAATTTCGTTACGCTTGCTTGGGTTATCACCACCAGAAGTATATCCACTAGCAGTTGATGATTGACCTGCAGACGCGGCCCTTCCGTTAGTTAAATCCCCCACATCAGTTGCATTGGCATCTGAAGCGAATGGGAATTTATCAATTACATTCAAGTTGAGTTGCCCACCAGAAGTATATCCACTAACAGTTGATGATTGTCCTGCTGGTCTCTGCCTTGCTAGTGTTAAATCTCCGACATCTGTAGCATTCGCATCAGCTGAGAATGGGAATTTGTCGATAGTGTTCACGACTCCTGGACCTGGATCCACATTGCCACCAGAAGTATATCCACTAGCATCTGATGATTGTCCTGCCGCTGCCCACCTTGCTAGTGTTAAATCACCGACATCAGTAGCATTAGCATCAGATGAGAATGGGAATTTATCGATGACGTTAGTAGTAGGATTACCACCAGAAGTATATCCACTAGCAGAAGAAGATTGTCCTGCTACGTAAAATCTTGCTAGTGTCATATCTCCGACATCTGTAGCATTAGCATCTGAAGCGAATGGGAATTTGTCTATGGTTACATCACTCGGTCCACCAGCAGTATATCCACTTTCGTTTGATGAATGACCTGCTGCTGCTTGTGTACCACTGCGTGTTAGATTGCCAACATCAGTTGCATTAGCATCAGAAGCGAATGGGAATTTATCGATGATATCACTCAGGAAACTCGACGGATTGAGACCACCAGAAGAATATCCACTCGTTTCTCCCTGAAATGAATAACTAGAACTACTAGGTATTAATCCTCTAAAAGTAAATGGTTTCCAAGTGTCTTTTTTAGCAAAAAGTCTTCCTGAGTTTTTGGCAAAGACTAGAGATCTGGCTCCATCTGCAGTGGGCAAAGTCACATCATTAAGGTTAGGGAGATCACTTGAATCGTCAACAAAAAGAATTGTGCCACTTGATGCTTTATCCGTAAAATTTGCAACATCAAGTAATTCTTGCAATGTAGACGTAGAAGAATCTAAATTGTTTATTTTCTTCTGGACTATACTTAATAAATTTTTAAGGTCGATTGCCATATCTTATACCTGTATATTGCTCGTTGCTCGCGAATATGCTCGAACTGGGCCTAGTAGCGGAACAGAAAATCCTGTCCATTCAGACGCGGTTGTTTCAGAAGCGAAAGGAATTTTCCACATTTGTATATTCGGAGGGTTATTAGTACTTTGAGCGCTGATATAACTAGCATCAGTTCCGCTGTTGCTATGTATTGAAGAAGAAGTAGTTGGCGACCCCGTAAAAGATCCTGGGTTTATTGATGTGCCAGTAGCAAATGGAAATTTTTGGAAAGTTTTCGATTCATTCCCTGGAGGTTGTATAGCGCCACCATATTGATATGCAACTTCAGTAGAAGAAGTTCCGCCTGCATCCCAAACTTTCACTGCAACATCGCCGATATCAGTAGCATTAGTATCAGAAGCGAACGGGAATTTTTGAATTAGTTCTGAGTAACCACTTCCAACGCCAAGACTTGGAAAACCGGAAACAACATATCCATCAGTGCTGTTTGCATTACTAGCAGCGAATGATGTTCCTTCTGCTAAATCAAGGACGTCTGTTGAATTTCCTTCTGACGCAAATGTTAATTTTTCAACTGTTGTAGTCCCAGTGAATCCATTACCGCCAGCGGAATATCCATAACTGTTACTTGTTATTCCGATACTTCCATCTGTCGCAGTTGTTAAGTCACCAACATCAGTACCAGAACCCGTTGGAGTAGCGAGCGGAAATTTTTCTATAACATTTGTAGGAGATGCAGGGGGAACACTTCCTCCCATAGTATAACCGTTTGTAGACGAAAATACTCCTGCTAAATACGATTTAGATTGGGTTAAATCCCCGTAATCACTTCCTCCTGAACTAGAAGCAAACGGGAACGAGGTAATTGAATTTGTTTGAACACTAGTCGGACCAACTTGCCCACCAGCAGTATATGCTGTGGTAGAACCTTGGTATGAATATCCGGAAACCGGAGTCTGTGAGATAGAACTATCTGTAAACGTTATTTCTTTCCACTTATTACGCCAAGAAACATAATACGCAGCAGAAGAGTCTGCTCCGGTTTGTGCAAAGACGCCAGCGTTTGCAGAATCAGCAGTCGGTAAATCTGCCAACGTATTATATACACCAGCATTCTTATGAGTGTTTACCCAAGTAGTTAGATCTGTTAGTCGGTCAGAATCAGTAGTTCCTGCTGTCACACCAGCAGCAATCTTAGCGTCGATTACGTCTATTAAATTTTTAATGTTAATGGCCATTACGCAGAGTCCAAGTCTTGAAATTTTGTCCATGAAGTGGCGTCACAAATCCATAGACCATTGCCACTGTCAGCAGAAGATGCTGGCATTGTTAGTGCTATCTGACCTTTATAATCTGAGTCTGCTGCGGGTAAAAGACCTGCACTATCATAATACTGTGTTGCACCGATAATAGATGTTGCAGCAAGATAATGTCTCATATCTGCAAAGGATACACTACTATCTAATGCAAGTAGTTTTGCAGATATTGCGTTTGTAACTGGTGTTAAATCAATTGCCATATCTTATACCTGTTGCCCTTCTCCTGATGTATGTCTCGCTACTGTTAAATCTCCAACGTCGGTAGCATTAGCATCAGAAGAGAACGGGAATTTATCGATGACGTTAGAGGTTGCTGGTTCTCTACCACCAGAAGTATATCCACTAACAGTTGATGATTGTGAACCTGCAGGTGCATATCTCGCTACTGATAAATCTCCTACGTCAGTAGCATTTGCATCAGAAGCAAATGGAAATTTGTCTATGACGTTGGCAATGAAAGGCGATAAACCAGGATTAGAACCACCAGAAGTATATCCACTAACAGTTGATGATTGACCGTTTACGTCGGATTGTGCTACTGTTAAATCACCAACGTCAGTTGCATTAGCATCAGATGAAAATGGAAATTTGTCTATAACGTTAGAGATTGGTGGTGCATTTCCACCAGAAGTATATCCATTATCTGCTGATGATTGTCCTGCTGCCTTTTGCCTTGCTACTGATAAATCTCCTACGTCAGTTGCATTGGCATTAGAAGCGAACGGGAATTTATCAACGATATTCATAAATGGCGTCGTAGCTGCGCTACCACCAGAAGTATATCCACTAGATGATGATGATTGACCTGCAGCATTATATCTGCCAGATGTTAGGTCACCAACGTCAGAAGCATTACCATCAGAGGCGAATGGAAAATTATCAATGACATTATGTACCGCAGCCGCTCCTGGATCATATCCACCAGAAGTATATCCATTATCTGCTGATGATTGTCCTGTTGTACCATTTTTTGCTGTTGTTAAGTCACCAACGTCAGTAGCGTTAGCGTTAGACGCAAACGGGAATTTGTCGATAATGTTAAAGGTTGGTATACCACCAGAAGTATATCCACTAGTAGAACCTTGGAATGAATAACTAGGACCAGAAGATTGACTCAAAGTACCTGTGGCAGAATCTGTTAGGATCATCCACTTATCCCATATTGATACGTAATATTCTTTTTCTGATGCTGCGTAAAGAATTTCTCCTTCGTTTGTGCTGTCAGCAGTATAAAAATCATTGTAAGAAGGCAACGTTTGGACGTCTCTTGCGTCATTTGCCATTCTTCCTAATTCTTGCGCACGGACAAGATTAACCAATCCATCACTACTATCTGCATTTGCAACTTTGACATTAATAGCATTAATTAATTTTGTTATGTTAATTGACATATCTTAGACCTGTTGCCCTGTTGTTCTGGACCTTGCTACTGTTAAATCTCCAACGTCGGTAGCATTAGCATCAGAAGAGAACGGGAATTTATCAATTTCGTTACGCTTGCTTGGGTTGTCGCCACCAGAAGTATATCCACTAGCAGTTGATGATTGACCTGCTGCTGTACGCCTTGCTAGTGTTAAATCTCCGACATCTGTAGAATTAGCGTCTGTGGCGAATGGGAATTTCTGAATTACGTTACTAAAGGAAGGACCACCACCAGAAGTATATCCATTATCTGCTGATGATTGACCTGTTACATCATTAATTGGAGCCAGCAAATCTCCAACATCTGTAGAATTAGCGTCTGACGCGAATGTAAATTTCTGAATTACGTTTCCGTTGCTTCCAGAAGAGGTATAACCATGATCTGTTGAGGAATGTCCTGCCATCGCATCGAGATTGGATAACAGATCTGCGGCATCTGTAGCATTAGCGTCTGACGCGAACGGGAATTTTTCGATAATGTTAACATTACCAGATGGTCCATTTCCTCCAGATGCATAACCATTATCTCCTGAAGATTGACCTGACAAGAACCATCTTCCTATTGTTAGATCACCAACGTCAGTAGCGTTACCATCAGAGGCAAATGGAAATTTGTCGATGGTTGTATTACTCGGTCCACCAGAAGTATATCCACTTTCGTTTGATGATTGACCTGCTACCCCTTGTCTCCCTGTTGTTAGATTGCCAACATCAGTAGCATTTGCATCAGATGAAAATGAGAATTTATCAACCACATCACTCAGTTGACTGGAAGGATTGAGACCACCAGAAGTATATCCACTCGTTTCTCCCTGAAATGAATATGGCGGCGTATATCCAGCAGAGTCTAAACTTTTAAGAATAGACCATTCTGTTCCTGTGCAAAAATATAGTGCATTACCAGTAGAATAGTTTGCACCCTTAACAAGTGCAGTCATTCCTTCCATGGAAGAATCAGCGGTCGGAAGAACTCCCGAACTATCCCAATAAGATCTTGCAGTATAACCTGCAGTATAATCTTTCGCCATGTCAATTATCTGCAATAATTTTAATGCATCGTCAGAGCTATCTGCTGCAGTCGCAAATGTCTGAGCAGAATCTCTTAGAGCAGGTACACTAATCGGCATTTTGGTTTAAACCTTATTCTGCGTCAACTGCGTGAAAAGCGTCGAACCAAGCGCCAGCAGCATCTTGTGCTTGAGAATCAGTCATATTTACAGGATCTGCTTCTGGATCAGCATTATCGAGTGTAAAAGGCGTTATTGCATGAATTGCCATGTGCCGTGTGATAAACGCTGCACGGTCTAAAGTCGTTACTGTATCAGGTACCCAAAACTCTGGATTATCTGGTACCCAACCAACCAGACTATGATCGGTTGGATGTTGCCAGTATCCACCGTCTTTAACCCAATGTGGCGTTCCTTGTGCGTTAATGCCTACTGCATGAAGTTTATATTCAACTACTGCCATCAGAATTGTCCTCTTTATTTTCTAATTTTAATGCTACTCTATTATCGTAAGTAAGATGTTCGTGTGGATCAGGATTGAACCCCATTAATTCCATTTTCTTACGGTCTACTTGAAGAACGTCAATTAGTTCATCTACTATCTTAGCAACAAAATCATGTAACGCCGAAACGCTCCAATCGTCCTTCGCTTCCTCTTTATTTATATATTCTCTAATTAGATAAAGCATTTTTGTTGGATTAACACCAATTTGTTCAAGATATTCTTGTTCGCCTTTAGTAATAGAACCGCTCTGTCGAACATCACGAATACATTGAACAACACTTCTTTTCAAGTGCGATTTTGATTCTTCACGTTCGAAATCTGCTTCTGTAAACCCTTCAAACTTATCTTTCATTTGCTCATAAAGATCGTTCAAAGCAAGAACATCTTTCATAGCGCCTTCAATATACGTAGTTCCTGCAGCAATGCCTTCTCTCATTTGTGCGAGTTCTACTTGTAGGTCTATTCGTTTCCAATAAGAAAGGTCTGGATTTTCTAGTTTTTCTTCAATCTTTCTTAATTTAATTTCATTTTTAACATGTCGCCATTTTGATTCATCGATCGCTTGTTTTTTTCTGTTGATTTCAGCGGCAATCTGACGAACATTCTTAAAGTCGCCATGGTAAGACATGTTAATGTGTTTCCAGTCCCACTGCGAATGACTTCGGTTCCAAATATTTTGGAGCTCATTTGTGTTGGCAAACGCTTCAGTAACTAAAACAGAGTTTTCTGCTAAACTTCTACCCCCAAAACTAGGTGTTTCTGAAAGAGAACCCTGTCCGAAAACTTGTTCTACAGGAATATAAAAATCATCACGATCATTTACTTTCGCAAGATCTTTAACGATATTTTCATACACTGCTATTTCTTTGTTGTTACTATCACTCATTGTTTTACTCCATTAAGAAATAATAATTATTTCATTTATTTATACTGTTGTTTCTCCAGCAGTTGATGATGCTTCATCTACATTAGTTGTAGGAAATGCTCTACTAGCACCCCAAATAATTCTTACTGCACCTTGGCCACCGTCGCCATGTTCATTGTAAGTATTGTCAGCTGCACCACCACCACCGCCATAATCTCCACCTTTATTTATGTATGTAGACGAACCTTGAGATACTCCACCACCTCGTCCACCGTCTTCACCTCCGGAACCTCCATAACCATTCCTTGCATTACCTGAACTGCCTCCTCCTAAAGCGCCACTGGTTCCTCCACCATAAATGCCAACACCACCACCATTTCCAGCAGCGTCTAAGCTACCGCCAGAACCACCACCACCACCGCCGCCGCCGCTTCCGGCATTCCCACTTTGATAGTAAGAGTTATTTCCCCGCCATCCAGATCCGCCATTGCCGGTATATCCTCCTGCACCTCCACCGCCGCCACAGTACCTATATCCGTGTCCACCGCTACCACCGTTGCCGCCACCATCGCCGGCATATGACCCACCTGCTCCCCAGCTGCTAGTTCCTCTTCCTCCGCCAAACCCGCAAACAGTCGATGTGTCTACAAAATAAGAATCGCCTCCGCTTGAATGAGTATTACCTCCCCCGTTTCTAGAACCACCCACACCAACAACAACTGTATATGATGTTCCTGGAGTAACAGAAATGTTGTTTTTCCACCCAAGACCGCCACCACCTGCGCCATCGGCAGAATAAGTAGACTGATATCCGCCACCACCACCACCGACTGCAACAACACAAATTGAGGTAACACCTGTCGGACAAGTCCAACTATGTGTACCAGTAGTAGTAAAAACTACACCACCAGGATCAGCAGACTCTCCACCACCGCCGCCTCCTCCTCCGGTGTTAAATGCTTCATCATGAGTATCTTGTAAAGTGTAAATACCAGAGTCGCCATCAGCATAATTTCTATCTTTACCAATATACCCTGCGTTCCTCCTTGGTTTAGAAACAACACCACTGACGCCATCTTCATATTTAACTTTTCGCCAATTAAGTTTTTTTCGATAAGAACGAAAGTATGCCATTTTTAATCAGAGATCTCTTCATATGAAATTACGATTTCGCCATCACTGGCAGCACCAGCACCTCCTCGTATTTGATCTCCTTCCTCCAAATAAATTGGACTTTCTTTTGACAATACAACAAGAGTTGCATCAGCAGGAACTGAAACTGTGCTCGCTAAAGCGAATGCTGTTGTTGCACTCGCATCATAAAACGAAACTGTTAGATCATATGCATTAGTTCCATCAACGTTCGATGCTATAATAGTATTAATCTTTAAAACTTTATTTGACGGACACTCTAATAGATTAGTAGTCAGTGTTGTAGATAAAGCAGCAGCAGATGTTTTACCATATATGTGGGTTGTTTTCGCTAAGTTTGGTGCAGCCATTTATTTGTCCTCTAAGAAAAGATTAAAGCAGAAGCAAACGCTTTTTGTCTTATCTCTACGTCTAAGTCGGTCCATTCTGCTTCTCTGTTGCCAACACTCTTAAGATAGTAGTTGTCTTGACCATTATTATTTGTAAAGTCATCTATATCTAGTGTCGTAGTTTCTTGCCTTACTAATGATAAAGTAGCAGCACTATCTAAACCACCACCACCTCCTCCAGAGGAAGCGATAGTAATCGTATCTGTACCAGCATCAGTTGTAATAGTAATATTACTGCCAGCAACCAATGTGAGGGTATCTGTAGTCCCGTCTGCTTCGACGTTTGATTGCCCAGAAACAGCAATTGTTGAAAATAAGTTTTGCGATCCGCCACTAGCAGTAGATGCAATAACACCAGTTGCTGAATCATAAGTAATGTTAGAACCAGCGACTAAGAAAGGTCGAACTTGTGCTGCTGTTGGTGCTGCTTGTCGTAACTGAACATATGCCGAATCAACTGATGACCAACTTAAACTGCCTGAACCATTAGTCTGTAACAACTGTCCTGAGTTACCATCATCATCTGGTAGCGTTAATGTATAAGAAGCAGCAGCACTATGCGGTGGTCCTTTAATAGTTATGCCATGGGAGTTATTTTCACAATTAAGTACAAATTGTCCTGCTCCCTTGGTAGCATTACCTTTAAATACAACCTGTCCAGAACCGTTAGGATCTAATTCTATGTTGCCGTTACTAACAGAAACGATATCATTACCATTAACATCTAAACTACCACCGAGTTGCGGAGTAGTATCTGCCACCAATGAAAGAATACCACTAGAATCTCTTAATTGTACATACGCAGAGTCTATTAACGAAATGACAGCAGCAGAGTCTAATGTTCCTCCTCCGCCGGAAGTTTGTCTCGCTTGAACATAAGCAGAATCAATTAATGTTATTGTTGCTGAGGAATCTAATCCACTAGCAGGAATGGTCGCCCAAGTTGCTTCTCGATTGCCGAGACTCTTGAGGTAGTACCCATTGGTTCCGCTTACATTTGTGAAATCATCAATATCAATTGCTTGAATTGTCGAGTTTACAAAAGCACTGTCTGCGAAATCAGCAGTAGAATATAGTGTCTGATTTGCTTGAATATAAGAAGAACTAACAATCCCCTGAACATAAGCAGAGTCTGTTATTGTGGTTTTGATAATAGCAGAATCTAACTGTACAGTTGGAATTAAGTTAATCTTTGCAGCAGTAAGTGTAGCAGTTTCGCCAAATATAATCGAATTGTCACTTAGATACAAGTCTTTCCAACGAGAAGTTGAGTCACCCAAGTCTTGTGAATTATTCGTAGTTGGACTAAAGTTACTGCTGGTTGTACCTAAATCGCTTACTCGAGCAGAAATATATGCAGAGTCAACTGTATCGGATATTGTTAAAGAAAATATCCCTGTTGATTCGTTATACGTTAAGTCACCGGAACTTGAGAATATCCCTCTTACACTTGCAGAGTCTGCTGCAGTTACTACTGTAGTTGGAATAAACTGAACTTGTTGTGCTGATAATGTTACACTATCGCCAAAGTAAATAGTAGATTCAGAAAGATATAAGTCTCTCCATTTTTTAGTGGGTGAACCGAGATCATAAACAGAATCTTGAGAAGGAATAATACTTCCATTGTAACTGTCTAATCCTACCCATTCTGAGTTACCATTGCCCAGACTTCTTAAAATTTGACCTGAGTTGCCATCTGCCCCAACAATATCGCCAATGTCTAATACTTGAGTCTTAGCGTCGATTAAAGTGTTAACTACAGCAGAATCAGTTGAAGCTGTTACTCTTGAACTGACGTAGGCAGAGTCGATCAGTTGAGTCGTTAATGCAGAATCAAGTTTACCTGCAATTAATGTTGTGTTAGCATTAATAGATGCAAGCAAAGTGTTATACGCATCGCTGTCATCATTTAATGCAGCTGCTAATTCATTTAAAGTATTTAATGCTCCAGGGGCACCATCGATTAAATTATTAATCTGTGTTGTTACAAAAGCACTATCAGCAAAATCACTGGTGTTATAAGATGTCTGATTCGACTGAATATATGCAGCATTAATTAATTGCGTCGTCAGTGAAGAATCAAGGAAATTAGTTTGATTAGACTGTATATAAGAAGAACTAACAATACCAGTAACAAAGGCAGAATCTCTTAATGACTGCCTTG